AAATTGAGCATCCTCGCGCGCTATTCGCTCCTCGTTAGCCTTTGCCGCGGCCGCTTTTTCGTCCTCTAATAATTTAGCATCGGCCGCTGTTTGTGCGGCCTCCTCTTGGGCCGTGTATTTGTCGCGTATTCCTTGCCTATCGAGTAACTCTTGCTCTTCTAATTGCGTTATTAGCTTTTGATTCGTGCCCGCTTTTTCTTTTAGCTTATCGTATTTTAGTTGTAGCTGGCGTAGTTCCCTCTCTTCATCGGTTAGGGTTAATTGATAACGCTCCTCTTGAGCCTGTTTAATTGCGTCGGTAACCTCAGCCTCGCGAGCCTTTCGAGCCTCGGCCGCTTGAGCCGCTTTTTGTCGGGCGGCCTCCCTCGCTTGCTCTTCTTTTGCTAGTCTATCTTGTTCGGTTTTAGCGGCGTCCTCGCGCGCTTTTTCAACCGCTGAGGCTTCGTCCTCGGCCGCCTTAATCGCGAGCTCCTTATTGGCGTCTATTGATTTTTGGCGGGCCTTTAGTTGGTCCTCGGTTAGTTTAACGCCGCGTTTTTCGAGCGCGTTAATTCTATTTATTACGTCGTTATTATTGGCGACCTCTTTCGCTTGGTATTCTTTTTTAATCGCTTCGACATCGGCCCCTGTTTTGCGCGCGTTGGCAACTGCTAAACGTTGGGCGTTATCTAAATCCTTTTGGCGTTGGTCTAACGTGCCAATCGCTGAATCCACAGCATCAGCCGCCGCCACACTCGTTAAACCTATCGCGTCGGTAAAACCTGTTATCGCGTCCTTAACGAAACCAATAACCGCCCCAATCGCCTCGAATGCAATACCGAGGGCGGGAATAGTATTAGCGAGTTTATCGAAATTCGTAATTAATAGCGCTATCGCTGAGCCAATTAAAAAAAGCGGGTTAGCTAAAAGAGCCTTACCAACGTTTAAAAATGATTTTCCAACGTCGCCTATTCCTTTCGCAAATTCGGCGGGCTTTACATCCTTTAAATTTTTAGCCAATAGGTTAGCACCCTCAGCCGCGCCGCTGAAATCGAGCGAACCGAGGCGGCTAGTCACTAATCCTATCGAACCCCCAACACGCTCAAAAGCGGGCCCAGCTTGAGCTCCAACGGCTTCGCTAGCGTCCTTTATTTGGTCCTTTAATTTACCCGCCGCCGTTGCAAGCTCGTTGTATTTTTCCGTTCCTGGCTCGGTTGTCGCTAGTGTGGCTTGTAATTCTCTTAACTGAGCCTTGAGGCTTTTAGTCGAAGTTTCAACCTTTACCCCACTTTCGTTATAACTATCGAGTTTCGTTTTTAACTCTTCGACGCTTTCTTTTACTACCTTAGACGAACCCCCGAGCTCTTTATACTGTAACGCCAGCTCGGCCCATTGTTTACTATTCGGGTCGGTGCTCGCTAGTTGCGTTTTAATTTCCTTTAGTTGCGTGGCCCAACTTTTCGAGGCATCGCCAGCGCTGTTAATAGACGCGCTTAGATTATTAACGCTTTGAACCGCGCCTTTATCGTCAACCTCGAGAGTAAATAAAAACGTCGAACTATCTTGAGCCATTAATTGAAGTATTTAAATAAGAGGTAAACGAGGAAGCCCCACCAAATAACGGCGCACCCGTACTTTATAAAACGGAATACATAGAGTTTTTTACGCGTTAGCTCTTTATTTGGCGTCTTTGATTTAATGCCTATTTTTAGCATTTGCAGAGCGGGGCTTATTACATTTTCTTTCATCGAATTTGGGTATAATAGAGGGTTAAATTACAGTTCACGTCTTGAGGGAAACCAGAACCGCCCGAAGTTATTTTAAAGCGGTGTTGGCTCGTATCGGTTGCCGTGTCGATTGTAAAGGTAAGCGTAACAGCCGAGCCCGAATCGTCGGCGCTAATAATTACGGGCGTGCTCGCGCTTGTAACCCCGCCTATTTTTTCCAAATAAACCGAGCCCGTTTCGTAAATGTAAAAGCCGCTAACGTCGCTCGCGTGTAAAATGTAAAAGCATACCCACGTAGTTTTATCGGGTATCGACAAACGCGTTGCTACGTCATTCGGTGGGAATAGTTCTAACGTTTGACCCGAAGCGCTAAACGCGAAGCCATTCGTAAACACCGTTACACCTGTTTGGCTCGCTCCTAAATCCTGCGAGAGTGTGCGGTCGCCCGCTCCGTAGTGAATCCCCGAAATGTTTGCGTAGGCGTTACGGCCTAACAACGTGCTCGCCCTGTTTGCGCCCTCCATTTTCAACCGCTCGCCCACCGCTAACGTGTTTTGGTTGCCCTTTTCTATGCTGATATTTTCGCCCATGAAAACGCTAAACGTATTATCGACGCTTATATCGGTGTTTGTGGTTTTACCGATAGCATTTTTAACGGTTCCTTGCGGTCCTGGGTTCATCATCATTGCCGAGGCTGAGCCGCCGCCGTTAGGGTCGGTTTCTATCGGAGTTCCAAAGGCTAAACATTGGCCTAAAATGGGTTCCCATTGGTAGCCGTAACGAACGCAACAGGTCGACGTAGCAGGTTGCGGGTCGCCCGCGTAGTCCGTGAACTCAATAACCTGAACTCCTCCGCCCGTAGTGGCTACCGAGGTAGGTACTAACTCGCAGTCGGGAGCGGGGTTAACGAGTTTCATTAGTTTAACCTTTGTCGATTCGTATAACCCTATTTTGTAGTCTGAAATTTCGAGAATGCGCCAATAAGTATCTTTAATAAAGACGCGGTCGCTGTATTTAAAGGTTAAAATGTCGGGTAAATCGAGAGCAAAGTAAGCCTCTAAAATTCGCGTTTCGGGGTTATACAACCCGTTCAAATAGTCGCGCCAATACTCGTTAAATAGATTCCTATACGGGTTCGTTGTAATTGAGTGCAACGGCGTTTCGGGGTTAAAATTTAAGTCGTAATCGGCGACGCTCGCGTTAACGCTTGAATAATGGTTAAAAATGTTTGCGTCTATATTTTGAACTGTTGCCGTGCCATCGTCATACATACGGATTCGCGATATGTCAGCCAAAAATAAAAACCTTAAGTTCGGCGCTACGAATTCGCTTTTATCATTTAGAAATTTTGGTATCGGTATATTCGTACCGTTCACATAAGCGGCGGGCGTGCTCTCGGCTGTGAGCTTAATGTTGAAATCCCCCGAGGCGAATTCGTTTGGCGGGGTGTTACTGTTTACTGTGTACCCGTTTAGTAGTTTATACTCGCCATAGGTTCGCCCGTTATCGGTAAAAAGTTTACTCGAAACGTCGCCCCCATTTTTATAAGTAAAATAAAAGTTTCGGCGCTGTATTTCGGTCGTAGGACTGAGCGTAATATCTTTAGAAATATCGAGCTTTTGGGTCCAGTTCAAAACGTCGCCCGCTCCTATGTAATCAATAATAGGAATAACGGTAACCTCGTTTGGAACCGAGCGCGAGGGTATAATTACGGCCGCGTGCATTTGCAAAATATCTCGCACAAAATCGACTTGTTTAACATTGGGCGAATTAGCCGAAGCGTTAAACGTATCCCCCCAATTTCTGAAATAGCTAAACAATTCCCAACCTGTCCCCTCGAGAGGGTTGTTAGTGGCGGAGCCGTAAAATAAAGGAACGCCGTTAAATTCGTTATATGGTTGCATGCGTTCGCCCGCAAGCATATAAAGAGGCTCAGTAGTAAATAAAACTCTTTGAGGGATTCCATTGTTTTGGTCGCTTCCTGAAACGGCCACCTCGAAATTAACAACTATTTGGCCTGCTGTTGGAGTTCCACCCGTGAACTTATAAAACTTAACCCCCCCCGTATTTGCACCGAACCCGCCCACGGGCTGAACGTTTGCCCAAAATCGGAACGAGTAAAAACCTTCTACGGGAGCCTCAAAGAAAGCCCCCGAGTAATTGCCTCCGTTGTCTACGAATTCAGGTAATGTAAAAACCGTGTCATTACTTACGTTTGTATTAGTCGCTAAACCCGCGTTAAAATAGAAATCCCCGACAACCTCGTTAACAATTACGTTTTTAGTATTAACCCACGGGCACCAATACCCCGAAAGAATGGTTTCAAGTGGCGTCGGAGTAAGCGTAAAACCCGCGTCGGTTATAATGTTTAGAAAGATAGTCCACGCATTCACAAAGGGCGTGAAATCGGCCGCGTATAACGGGAGTTCGCTATTGAATAGAGGGCGACTCCCCGCGCTTCCCGTATTATCCCACCTTTGCCCACGGTCTACCAATCCCCACGCTAATTCCGTTCCCACAGTTGTAACGTTGGCGTATTCTATTATTGTGTCGAGGTTTGGTAAATACTCAATGTCTTTCAACAATTTATCTCCTATCGAGCGAAATAAGTCGGGAGCTTCGCCATAAAAACACAGTTGAATGTCACCGATTGCCCCGTTACGTTGAAAGGTTTTTAAAACCCTCAAGTGTCCCCTTATAATGGGCAACGTATCTACTCGAATCTCGGCGGGTATCTTTTTACTATAAACCTCGGCCACGTCGCTAAACGTAAAAGAGTCAAGTAACCCGAAAACCTCCAAATTTCTATCTGAGGCGGGAACCCTAAACTCGCGGGAAAAATCCCCCTGAGGCGCGAAGGTTCCGACATCCTGAAAGTTGAAATTTTGGCTAATCGACTCCTCCTCGTAAAGGTCAATATAATAATCTTTTTCATCGCCCCAAACGAAATAGCCTCCACGAGAAACGCGAAAATCGAAAGTGAATGCGGTGCTAAAATTTACACGGGTAAATCCTGGCGTTGGTGTATCGGCTTGAATACTATTACAAAATCGCGTATTTGTTTCACCCGCCGCGTTAATTAACGTTACCGAAGTTAATACAATCGAATTTTGATTAGGGAAAGCGGGCACAATAATTCGAAGCGAACCAACAGCGCCCAATGTTGGAGCGTCGCTTTGGCTTAAAACGTTTATATTTCCGCCGCGTTTTACTATTAACTGAGTTTCTCTTTTCATTAGGTGTTATAATCTTGAGAGTAACTCACTTTCAGAGCCACGTTATAAAGTTTGTTATTTCGCTCTTTGCGTTCTAAAAAATTATTTTCGTCCATGCTAACGGGTACATGAGTACCGTCGGCGTTTACGATGTGTACTTGGTTCGAAACCATGAGCGAACGTAGAAAAATGAACTCCTCTTCCTGTACCCAATCACTCGTAATACTGAGAGTTCGCGTTACCACGTTAGAACGGTCGTATAATTGGCGGTCGTAGCGGCTAAAAATCGAAGAGGTTCCGTTGAATAAAACTCGTTTAAATTGCTTTCGGTCTATTTGGTTGGTTACCTCGTTCTTTTTTATAAAGTTGTAGTAATCCCAACCGCCACGCGAGTTCACCCAAGCGAGGCGAACGTTATCATAACGACAGTCGAACTGTGCGAACTTTTCGGCGTTAATGAAATAGTAAGTTTTTGAAACTATAGACGCGCCGTTATAGGCTTCGATAGTGTAATAGTTCCAACCTAATGCCACGGGGTCGGGCATAAATCCGTTAGTCGAGTTAATTATATTTTGAGGGTAGGCAGGGATTCCAACTTGAGGCTCGGCCGTGAAATTTATAAACGCCGCACCACTCCCCGAACCGAATACCGCCACGCGGTAACTATCGGCCGTCGTAGGTGTGCAGTATTGGTCCGAACCTGTTACAAATAACAACCCCCAATCCGTAGGCAAACACGGGATAAAAACAGTATTCGAGCTCGGCGTTATGCCTAAGCTTTGAGCCATTGAAAAAGTAAATGTATCATAACGGCGGTCGCTTTGCATATAATCACTATTAGCGTTATTTGCTATTTTAACCTCCTTGTTTGAGCTCGAAAATACATTAGGGCGATAACCTTCGATGGGTTGCAGATAGCCGTTATAAACGGCTGTAGTCGCGTCCGCGCTCACGCCGTCGTTTTCGGTTAATACGCCGCCAGTAATCCACCACTCCGTAAAAGTGAGGCCGTAGCTTTTCCACGAACTACCTTCGGGCTCCGTGTGTTGGTCCGCCGTTGTCGCGTGTATTGCCGTGTTCTCTTTGTTGAGTAGATTAACGAGCGGGTTTAAATCGAAATAGGCCGCGCCGTCGGGCGAAGGGTCCAAAAAAAAGTTATAGGTTTTACCCGTCGACACGTCGTTAACCTCAATGCCAAATTTAAAACCCGTATTGCCCGAGTTGGTAGACGTCAAAGCATAAATAAGTTTTTGTCCTCGAGGCGTCCATTGATAGGGTTGGCCTGTTATTGTAATCGCCATCTATTTAATATATTTATCGGCCTTCAAACGGACCTGTTTAACGATGTTTTTTTGATACATAGCACGGAACTCTTTACCGCTCTTTCGGCTTTCGTCTTGGAAAGCGTCGCGCATGTAGTTAATACCTACAATTCCTTTTCGACCGATGCTTTCAACCATTCTCGAAACTTGTATGTACTCGCTAACGTTTGGCGCGAATAACTTTTTATACCGCATCCACGCGCTAATCGGTGCGCGAGGTGGCCACGTTGTCGGGTTTTCATTTGGTCGCCTTCCCTTTTCGATTACGTCGGCGTAATCTCTCACGGGTGAGTTAGGCTTAACCCCGAACCATTGTAATATATTAGCCCCGCGTTTGAAGTAACCAAAGGTTAACTCTTTTTGGAGCGTCCCTTTATACACGCGATTAACCGAGCGGCCCCGAATGGTTCGCTTTTTTCTTAGATTAGCCTGAGCCCGAGCAATAACCCGAGCGCCAAATTCATCTAACGCCTCTTTGTATTCTGAAAGTTGCGCCATTATATCTCAGTTAAAAAAATAGTGTAGGCCGTCGATGGGTTGGCAATTAATAACTGAGCAAATCGAGCCGCCTTAGTTGGGTCAATGAGCGCCTCACTCACTCTATTTCGGTTTGCCTGGGCGGCATCGTCTACCGTTGGCCACGTCAACGAACCGTCCTCGTTTTCGGTTGGCTCGACATAATCCGAGCCCATTTTAAAAACGATTATTTGCCCGTTATTATTGACTATAAAATTATTTGCGTCTATTGTGTAGTTCATGCGCTGAGTTGGACTTGGTTAGACAATACGTTAGCACTTACGCCTGTGGCGTTATTTTGAAATTTCATACCCAAAAGGTCGCCCGCCGCAACGGTAACCGAGTTTACTAAATCAGTAAACACACCCGCCGCCGAACCCGCCGCGATAGTTAGGGTTAACGATTGGTCGACGCTATTTTTTCGAACCGTGCAAACGAGGGAACCAGTCGCAGGCTGAGCGGTTGAGGTTTGCACATATAACTTAGTTAATGCGCCACCCGTTGCGATAGGTGTACGGCGTAAAGTGTCGGCACTCACTATCGAAAGCGCCCCGCCAAATAAGCAACCGAAATAAGTTGAACTTGCGGGAATGTTTGTAGCATTTTGAGATTGGTATAAGAGCGTTAAAAATCCCGAAGTAATACCCAAGTCGGTAACCATTTCGGCGGCTGTTCGAGCGGTAACCGTATTGTCGGCGTTAATTTTCAGAAATCTAACCGCGCTCGGGTTTGGTAGCGTGGCGAGATTAGTTCCGACAGTAGTTAAGCCAATCGAATTTTGCTTAGCGTTAATTTGTGTTTGAAGCGCTGAGGTCACCCCATCTAAATAACCGAACTCGGTATTGCTTACAGTACCCGAACCGATATTAGCCGCGTCGATTCCTGTTGGCATATCGGAGGCGGCCAAATCAGCGCCCGCGGTTACAAGTCCTTTACTATCATAAGTTACTTTTGTTTTCGTTGCCCCCGTTATAGCCGTGTTACCCGTTAACTTTCCGTTGAACGTAGACCAATCAGCGCTCGAGAGTGCGCCTCGATTTGAAGCCGAGGCCGTGGGTAGGTTGAACGTGTGAACCGAACCCGCCGAACTAATACCAAAATCGGTTCCTGTAGTACCCGTTGCAAACGTTTGGGTATTGGCTGTTAACCCGTTCAAAGAACTGAGCCCAATTGCATAGGTAGAATGTACCTCGCCGATTTTGTTATTTTCAGTATAGAGCGTTACCGTTTTTCCGTTCGTGTTCTGAATATCGAACTCGATAACTACGCGGTCGGTTGCGGCTGTTACCGTATTGGGAACCGAAATAGTAAACGTGTAAAGGTCGGGAACGTTGCCGTTCGTTATTTCCTCGAGTGGTGAGCTCGCGATAGTAGTAAACGCCAAACCGTTATAAACTTTTAAAACGGCTATTATTTGGGCGTGGTTTGAGCCTCCCCCCGTTTCACTCAAATAAACATCAATAGTCCAAACGCCCGCGGGGATTATCAAATGATTTGGAGAATTGGCATCCGTAATAAACCGCGCAATAACGCCCGTAGTGGCGCGAGTAAAGTTAGCCGCGGGGCCCGTGTTAGCCGCCGTGCCCAATTGAAAAAAGGCGTTGCCGCTAATAGTGCCCTGGCTTGCATTACCATTAAAATAAAAGATTTGACCGCCACCGCCGCCCGTGCTCGGGAAGTTTGCTAAGGTTCCGTCGCCTCTAACATATTGGCTCGTAGTACCCGCACCCGTTACGGCTAAAGTTCCAGCCGTGGTAACAGGTGAGCCGCCAACCGTAAAGGCCGAAGGCATCGTAAGCGCAACCGAGGTAACGGTTCCACCTGTTGAAGGCGTGGCCGCTATCCATTGGCTCGAAGCCGTATCGTATTGCAACACCTGAGCGTTAGAAGGCGACGGCGCGTTAACGTTGGTTAGGCTGTCGAGTGTAGTCGGGATTGTAGGTTTATTAAGAATCTGAGCCACTCCACTAACAGCCGACCAATCACTATTCACTTGAGCGGCGGGAATGGTTGGTTTGTTCTTAATGTAATCGAGCGCGGCGTTATTTGTTTGCGCCCAATCCGATTGAATTTGTGCGGCGGGTATTGTCGGGAAGGTCGCGAGCGTTCCGTTTCCTCGAATATATTGCGAAATAGTTCCAACGGCTGAAATAGCCAACGTGCCCGCTGTAGTAATCGGCGAACCTGTTACACTAAAGGCGGTTGGTACTGTGAGAGCCACCGAGGTAACCGTTCCACCCGTTGCAGGGGTGTTATTAACCCAGGCCGTCCCGTTCCAAGTTAATACTTGGCCGTTACTTGGGGTTGGTGCGTTTACATCCGTTAAGCTGTCGAGCGTGGTCGGTATGGTTGGCTTATTTAAAATGCGAGTCACTCCCGTAGTAGCCGCCCAATCGGATGGCACTTGAGCCGCGGGGATAGTTGGGAAAGTTTGTAGATTGCCTTCGCCGTCTATGTATTCGGTTGCGTCACCAATTGCACTTAACCCCAAAGTACCCGCTCCCGTAATCGGTGACCCCGAAACGCTGAAAGCATTTGGAGCCGTGAGGGCCACGCTTGTAACCGTGCCGCCCGCACCCGTACCCGTTCCGCTTATTGTAACAGTTCCAAAACCGTTGTCGATTATGGTTATATTTTCTCCTTGTTGTAGGTTTAACAGAGTTTGGTCACCGTTTACTACCCCGTTAGTTTCGAGAAGTATCCCGCCACCGCCCGAACCTGAGCCACCCGAACCCGAACCCCCTACCGTAAAGTCGGCGGGTATGTCGCAAGCGTCCCAATTCCACGGAACCGAAATAGTTAACGTGAGGTTTACGCCCGTGAGCGTGTGGGTAAACTCTTTTATAAACGGCTCAATAGTCGCCGACCCTTCGAGCTCCACAGTTGGCCCGAATAGCGTTAAACCGTTTTGAATTTCAGCCAATAAGTCCTCGGCTAACTTAATGCAGTCGCTGAGGCTTTCGCGCTGATACTCGGCGTCTGTTTCCTTATCCCTTGGCAAATCGGCAAACGTAACAACAAACGTATAAAGGCGCGAGCCCGAACGAGGTTCAACCTCCACAGGGAAGACGTGCATCCACGGAAAGCGTTGGTCCTTCTCTAAATCGGTTTGCGACAGTTCCCCATGAGTGAACGCCTCAATAAGATAGTGCCCCGAGGCGAAGGCTCGAAACCTTTCGATTAATACGTTGTAGCTTATTTGTGTAATCATTTGCGCTGTTTCATTATTCTTATTTGTTCGCTTTGGTAGTCCCTCATGTAGCTGAGGTGAGTAAAAATAGCCGTTATCGGTTGGGCTAAAACCGCTTCGTGTTTTGTTATGTCATTGCCCGAAATGCTTTCGAGAATGTGAAACCAACCCCACCGCGCTAGTCCGCTTGGCGTGTAATCGTCGTTACCTCCGTCACTATCAACTTGTCCAAATAGTCCAACGAATTGTTCACCAACTCGGCGCTTAAACTCGAAAAAAAAAGCAACGCCCCCTGTATTCGGTCCATTGTTAAACACTTAACCGCGTCTATGTATTTGGGCACGCGCTCGGTGTCGTAGGGCTCAAGGTTGTAAAACGTTCCGACCTGTTCAGTAACGGGACGGAACAAAATAGCCATGAGCTCGGGGAGGTTTTTATAGTTGGGCTCTTTGCCCGTTGGCCAAACGGTCTTAGCGAGTTGGTCCATGTCGGCCCATTCCTTAAACGTGAGGCCGTTAATGTTTGGGTGAAACCCCAATTTAACCCCGTTAACCTCTACTATCGCGCCGTGGTTCTCTTTGCCCGTATTGCATGCAGTACCGAACAAATCAATAACCGTTTGCATCGTAGCGGCGGGCAACCCCTCACAGTATTCACGGCTTTTGTTTATGGCTACCATGACGCGTTCGACGTCGTCGGTCGAAGTGTAAAACGTAACAAACCGTTCGAGGCTTATTTGGTCTATCGAAATAGGGATGTATAATTTCATAGGTTGGCGCTAATCGTTATTATCGGTTGGTTGTCCGCTCCCGTTAGTTCCTGGCGCTCCACGTAACCGCGTTTCTTTCCTTTGGTCTTTAACCTAAAAATTATTGCGGCTATTTCGCCTTTTTCGACGGCCTCCATTAACTTAACCTCGGCTCGGTCGGTAGCGTTTTCGTCCTCGATTTTTAGCACGTCCTCTAATTCGTGGAGCTTAATATATTTCTCGGCTGTATGCCAATCGCAACCCAATCGGCGGGCTATTTCGCTAATGTAACCGCCCGAACCTTCGATAGCCTTTTTTATTTCGGACTTTTGGAAGTTGTATGCCATTTTTTTAAATCTTTAAAAAGTCATTTTTCCCGTAAACATTGGTATTCCACCGACGGCGAAACCGCACTTTCGGGCTCTAATTTAGTTGTTAATTTCCAAACGGTCGGCCTGGTATTGACAAACCGCGTAACGCTGAGCCGCGTCGGGGTATTCTTTAATAGTAAGGCTGTCAGCCATACAGCGGCCAATAAATTCGTGGCGGTCTTCTTTTGGTTGTCTGAGTGGTAGTGGCATTATTTCGTTTTTTTATTACCCTTTTTCGGTAGGTTGTTCGTTACTGTGAAGATTTCCGCGAGTTCTCTTTTTACCCGAATCCAAAGCTCAGTTATGAAAGAGAATCCCCCTTGTTTTTGTTTGTTCATCTATTTTGCGTATTTGTTCTCCGTTATTGTCATAGTGAACGTTGATTTTAAGACGTTTAACCGTGTCTGCTTTGTCGGCGTGGTTCGTAAAGATTACACGGGATTTTCTTATCCCCAAAATATCCGCCATTTCATACACGCTTTTTCCCTGGTTCTCGCCTCGGGCCGTTACGATAAACACGGCGGCGCCTTCCTTTATAAAACGCTTTGCCAAAAGGCGACCTCGGTCGGTGGTTAGTACCCCGTCAAAATCGAAACTGATGCGTCTATTTTTAAAATCTAAGTTCATTCTACTATAAAACGGCAACGCCGCCCATTTTTGCCCCGAATCGATGGGCGGTTATTAATCTTCAAGTCGACCCGTTTCGGAACGTAGGTAGTTAATTAGGGCCTTTGCGTTGCAACTTGCACAGCTAACGCGGCGTCCCGTCATTTTATACACCCAATCGGCGGCGGCGCGAACTGCGAGGCTTGTTAATTTGCCGTCGGTTGGTAGCCCCGAAATGAAGGCGGCGAGTTCTTGGGCTTCGGTTTCATTCAATCGGTAATAACCCCATTTATTAATCGGGCAACGTTCGAGGCTCCATTTTGTCTTTTCGGGAATAAAGCAACCGCAAAGGCGCGTTTTTTTGCGGTAGTGCGTTATTTGGTTATTCTCCTCGGCCTCGGCCAACTCCTCCTCGGTTAGTTTGCGCCCAATTACGAGCGTGCCGCAACTGTGGGTTATTTGCTTAAAGTGTTTACAGCCCTGGCACGTCGTTAGACGTTGGGCCCGAATTGATGGGGGTACGGTGTACATTTTTTTTGATTTTATTTATAGCGTTTTCAACTAATCGGTATAGTTCTTTGACGGGAATACCTGTAACGCGGCTCGCCTCTTTATAACTAAAGTCCTCAAACATGTATAACCTCAAAACGACGGCGTCGAGCTCAGGCATTAATGAAATATAGGCGTCCAAATACTCGTTATCGACTCGAGAACCCATCCAAACGGGCACAGGTTCGCCGAGGTGGCGTAAACTTTCACAGTCCCACTTTTGCCCGAATTTGGAGTATTTAACATGGTAACGGCTACTCTTATCGGTAGCCATTAAATAAAGGGCGCGATTAACGTAAAACTCGAGCGTGCCCATTTTAGCAAGCTCGGCGGCCTTTTCGCGTTGGTTTTCGAGTAACTTTAAAAGCGTTTCGTTTAAACAATCGTCGCCCTTTGCCTGAGAGCCAATAAGTCCTCGAGCGTAACGGCGCCAAGTTGGATACATTCGTTTTATTTCAGCCTCCAAAGTTTGCAATGTAGCAAAATACCAACTAATTTCGCCCCAAGTTACGGCGGCACGTCGCCCCGAACGTAAAAAATTATTCAACACATGGAAATAACGTTTAACGCGAATTGGCTAATAGTGGTCGCCCTACTTATTGTAGGCGCTTTTATAATTGGCCACTTTAGCGGGTGGTATTCCGCCCACAAAGATTTTTTTAACGATAATCAAAACGAAAATGAATAACGAAACGATGTTAACTCCTACAGGTCAATATCTCGAATTGGTCCGTAAAAGGCTCCAAAGTAACCCGCTCAGTCTATCAGCTCCCGCTTACCGAGAAACGCTTTCAGAAGGCCCCGAAATGATAGCAAACGAGGCCGAGTTTATGCGGGCGTGTTACATGGAGGGGTATAAACGTGCCCTTGAAGATATTAAAGAACATACAGCCAATGCAAAAGATAAGCCGCAAGCAAATGAGCCAAATGAGTAGGGAAGACCTTCGCGCGTTGCGGTTGTATTATTTAGCTTATCCGAGCACCACGCAACCTGAAAAGGATTTTGCATATAGAGCCCTAAAAAACATTAAAAAAGAACTATTTACCCGAAATGGACCCCAATAAATTAAACTCGTTAGTCCTCGAACACTTTGGAACCCGTGAGCATTTTAGCCGTAAAATGAAAGTGAGCCGTTGGACCGCCTACCGTTGGTTGAAAAACCCCGAGAGAATGGACCTCGCAGACCTTAGACGCTTGAGCACTATCACAGGCCAACCGCTAAACGAGCTCGTATAATGGTCGATTTTTTACCTAAACAAAAAGAATGCTTAAACGCCCTCGGGTTGGACTCCCCCGCCGAGGTTGTTCTATTTGGAGGAGCCGCGGGCGGCGCAAAGTCGTTTACGGGTTGCGCGTGGCAAATACAAAGGCGCTTGAAGTACCCAGGAACTCGCGGGCTAATCGGACGGTCGAAACTCGATACCCTGAAGAAAACCACTTTAAAAACGTTTTTCGAGGTGGCGGGAATGTTTGGGCTGAGAGCTAATGAGCATTATACCTATAACGCACAGTCGAATGTTATAACCTTTTACAACGGTTCCGAAATAATCTTAAAGGACCTTTTCGCGTACCCCTCAGATATAAACTATGATTCGTTGGGCTCGCTCGAGGTCACCGATGCATTTTTAGACGAATGTTCTCAGATAACAAAAAAGGCGGTCGATATTGTGCGCTCTCGAATACGCTTCAAACTAAACCAATACAAACTCACCCCCAAAGTACTTTTAACATGTAACCCCTCGAAGGGTTGGCTCTATAACGAATTTTTTGCCCCGTTTCGTTCGGGTCACCTTCCCGCGCATTTGCTTTTTATACAATCCCGCGTTAGTGATAACCCCCACCTCCCCCCTACCTACGCCGAAACGTTGGCGCGCCTTCCTGAGGTAGACCGTAAAAGGCTTTTGGAGGGGGATTGGGACTACGACGAAACGTTAGACGCCCTATTTACTACCGACGATTTGTTACGCTGTTTTCGAGGCCCTGAGGAAAGCGGGGAGTTGTATATTACGGCCGACGTTGCCCGACTCGGTAAAGATAGAACCGTAATAGCTCTCTGGCGCGGTTTGTCACTCATTCAAATAACCGAACTCCGTAAAAAGAAAATCGACGAAACCGCCGCGGTTATTCGACAGCTCGCGGACTATCACAAAGTAAAACTCAGTAACGTAATTGCGGACGCCGACGGCTTGGGCGCGGGGTTAGTGGACGTGCTCAAGTGCCGCGAGTTTCGTAACGGGTCCCGAGCTACTAAGCCCGAGCGGTTCGTTAACCTAAAAGCCGAATGCTTTTTTAAGCTCGCCGAGCTAATAGAACTTAATCGCATTATTTTACCCCAAAACCACCGCGATACAATAGTTAAGGAGCTTGACTTAATACGCCGAAAGAACCCCGACGGCGACGGTAAGTTAGCCGTAACAGGCAAAGAGGAAATACAGCGCATCCACGGGCTGAGCCCCGACTACGCCGACGCTATTGCTATGCGTATGTTTTTCGAGCTTTTCCCCAATTACGGGCGCTACTCGTACGCCTGAGTTCTATTAACGTTTTTTAACAAACAAAAACGGCACAATTTTAACAAATTTTAACATAATCGATTGAATTTTAACACTTTTTAACTTTTTGTAGTGTAGCAAATGTGCTACCTTTGTAGGGTCCAAAGGGACAAACGTTTTTTGAAATAACACTTTAATACTTAACACTATGAAAAGAGGTTTTACTATTCACTTACTCGAGCTCAAGCGTAAACAGGACGGGGAAGAGTACGGAGGCGACCCAATAGCGTATCTAACGCGAGCCACCAAAAAAGCCGCCATTAACGCCGCTATCAAAGGAGTACAAAGGCCCGACGTACTGAGTGCCTGGGTTTACGAGGAAGGCGAAATGGACGAACCGTATCGCTGTTACATTTACAAAGGCGATAGCGAAATTACCGACCAAACGGGTTGGTAGAAACGGGGGGCGCAAGCCCCCTTTTTAACCTAACTTATTGATAGTCAATAGCAGATTTGTTAAAGAATGTTAAAAATTAGGTTGTAGCAAAAAAGCTACTATATATTTGCCAAACAATAAAAAACACACCCCATGAACACAGTAACTACCGAAAGCATTTGCAACGAAATCGAAACATTAATTAACTGCCCTAAGTTTCGCGCCACTTGTGTAGATGTTGCCAAAAAAGTAGGCATAACCGCGAAAGAGTGGAATGAGAATAAAATTAATATCCTTTACATGTTTGCGACTCAAGTCGTTTGTAAAAGTTAATAAACCCAGGGGCGCGGCTGTAACGCGCATTTTTAAAACGAAACCCCTTAAACCCTTAGTATGTACCAAATTATTATCACACACCTTCAAAACCAAACCGCCCAAATTTTGGAATACCCAAAGCTCGGCCAATGCCTTAACTCATTTCGCGAAATATGCGACGCCAAAGGTTACGCCTACGAATGGGGCGAAGAACTCCCGAGCGCGGGCGGTATTGGCCACGACTACCGTATAGAAGTATTTGTAAACGTATAACCACAAAACCATATAAAAATGAAAAATTCTATTATCATTGAAGTAAAACGCCCTGCCACAGTAGACCGCGTGGAAATCGAACTCCCCGTATTCTCAAAGTTGAGAAACAAATACTATTGTGTTACGAGCGCGAACCACGGCGTACAAATCGGCTGTTATCCCGCGATAGATTGTTACACGCTGAGCACAATTACCGAACGTGAATTTTCCGAGGCTTTCGATTGGGAAGCCATAACAGTAAGCAAAGAAGAGTTCGAAAAGGTATTGAACTCAGCCTATGATTCAATTAACCGCGTTTTAAACCCATGAAACGACCCGACGATTTAATACATTGGGCGAAGGTCGAAAATCGAATTTTGCTCGCCTTATGCCTTTTAGAGTTTCTTTATATTCTTATTAAACAATAAACACTATGTATCCCCTAAACCCCGAAACGATGGGCCAACTGCAAAAGTTTACCCAACGCCTAAACGCTGAGCCCGACCCGCTCAGCGTAGAACAAACCCCCGACCGCAAAGCGTCGACGGTCGTTATTAGTCACATCGAAACGACCTTAGACGAACTCTTTTTTGGCCAATGGAGGACGGAGGGTTTCAAGTGGTCACCCGTGGCCAATGAAATACAAGGCTCTATTGAGCTTGTTTGCATCCACCCAGTAACAGGCTTCGAGATTCGACGCACAGGTGCCGCTTCTATTGTTATTATGGTAGACCGAGCCCCCGAAAATCTCGCGGGCCAAGAACGTAACCAATGGGCGCTAAACCCATCTAACAAAAAGCCGAACGCGCTCGACATGGCATTTCCTAAACTTAAAAGCGAATGCCTCAAGAACGCCGCGCAAAGTTTGGGGAAGGTATTCGGACGCGACCTTAACAGGAAAAATAAGGACGTTTACAAGCCTTTTAAACTACCGAGTGCGGGCGAACTCCCCGAGGCGCTTATTTCACGCCTTGAGGTTGGCATCCTTAACGGTGACCCGCAAGCCGCTGAGGCTATCAAAACCCTCGAGGCCCATCTAAGCCCAGAACAAAAAACCAATTTAGCAACCCTTTTAATTCAGAAAGAAAATGAAAATAAGTGAATTTGTCTTTTATAGCGGCGTATTGGTTTCTCTTTTCACGCTATATCTAATGTGGAAAACCGACCGCGCACATAATAAACTAATCAAAGACATAGAAAAAGAAATCGAAAAAAGAACTAACGAATTAAATAAAAATCAAAATGGAAATTAACCCCTATTTAACCGAGTATATGGCTACCGTGGCCCAACAATCGGCCGCATGGGATAAGTTACGCCTCGGCCGCTTTACAGGCTCAGGAATTAGCGCCCTAATGACGGACCCCAAAACCAAGGCCGCAAAGGAAGCGGGCGAACTGAGCGAAACAGCCAAAAGATACATATACGAAAAGGCAATGGAAACCGTCACAGGCCAAAGCGGTAACGAGGCAACGTCGCGAGCAATTGATTGGGGTAACGAGTGGGAAGAGCACGCCTTACTTGAACTCAAAAAAGCGATGCAAAGCCCCGACGAATCGACTGAGCTTAAACCCTCGTTTAAACTCTTTAACGAGTATTTCGGTTGCAGTCCTGACGCCTTCATGATTCACCCCGAATTCGGCGCCGTAGGTTGTGAAATAAAGTGCCCGTGGAACTCGGTTAATCACTTTCTACATAGTAGCGTTAACGACGGCGAGCGGCTTAAATCGGTTAACTCCGACTACTATTGGCAAATACTCGGGAACTGTTTAACCTTTAACCTTCCCGCCTGGGTGTTCGCGAGCTACGACCCGCGACAACCTGAACACCGACGCCTTCATTATTGCGTAATAGAGCCCGAAATTGAGGAGTTAACATTATTGTGCGAACGCATGGAGGCCGCCCACCGAATGAAGGTCGAAGTCTTAGAAAAATGGTCTAACCCTAATTCATTTCCGAATGCTGAGTAATTATGTAACAAAAGAGCTCGGGCAATTATTAGCCCGAAACGTAGAGGCGCGGGATAACATGGTTTTATGTGTGAAGCATATACATGATTTAGAAATGACGCTTTTAAACGTAACCGAAAACGAGTATTACAGCGCCTTTTTTGGCGGCAAACTTTCGAGCGTTAAAACTATCGACCGTATTTGGCGAAAGTTGCAAGAGGATATTCCCGAACTCAGGGGCTCTGAGTGGGAAGCCCGCCAGGCTCAAAGCGGCCGAATCGATATAACCGACCTTAGTTATTTAAAAAACCAATTAAATCTATTTTAAAAATGAGAAAAGACACAATTTATTTGCGCGTTTGCAAAATTACTGATTTGTTAGGCCGCGGCGAAGCATGGACGGCTAACGAAATAGCTAAACACCTAAACGAGCCAAAAGGAACCGTAAGCCCTTTTATTAGTGCAATGCTCGAGAATAAACATTTAGTTCAAACGCCTGACGGGCTGTATAAATTGCCCGATTGGCCAAAGAGGGACCAAGTTGTTAGCGAGGAGCTGAAAAAGTATTTTAAAAAAAGAGCTGTAATAAACAGGGCAAACCGCCAACAAAAAGCCCTTAAACTCGAAAATATCGTTAATAGCCTATTCGAAGAGCCAAATACGCCGCCAGTTAAAAAATTAACTTTTGAGTGTATAACCGACGTCCATATTAGCGACGCCATTCAAATGTTGAAAAGTAACGGTTATAAAGTTTTGAAGCCGACGACTGAATTTAAGGAAATTTAGTATTATTGCCCCGACACTCAGTAATGAAAATCTTGAATACAGACCGCCGCCGCATTGCCAAAGCCTAATCGGGCACTGGGTGTCCTTTGCGTGCGGTGGTCGTATTTTTTAAAATGAGAACATATTGCGTTTTTTACCGCTCTTTTTACGAGGCTCTTTCTGAGCTTCCCGAAAAGAACCAACTCGAAATCTATCGAGCTATTTTTGAACTATCACTAAACGAAAATCGTATTGAATTAACAGGACTTTCGAAAACTATTTTTACTCTTATCGAGCCTCAAGTATTGGCTAATTTACAGCGTTTTAAAAACGGAAGTAAACCAAAAGAGAAGCGAAACGGAAGCGAAACGAAAGCGAAAAAAAAGCTAATCGAAAGCGAAAGTCAAGCTAATAAGAATAAGAATAATAATAAGAATAATAAAGAGAATGAGAATAAGAAAAAGAATTTAGAACCGCCAACGCTTGAAGAGGTAAAAGCATGGTTTACCGAGCAAGGTTCAACCGCTGAGCAAGGCGCCAAAGCATGGCAATACTACACCGATGGGAATTGGCATGACGCAAAAGGCCAACAGGTTAAAAATTGGCGGCAAAAAATGAGGGGCGGGCGGTGGCTCGAGGTGAAAGCCGAGCTCCCCCAAACCTCAGAACTTAAACAGTATAAACCCCTCGCACTTTATGAACCACACCCAAACGACGAAATTAACGACTTTACTCCCGCCGAGTGACGTAGAACTTGAGAGAATGGTATTAGGAGCCGTTTTACTCGATTATAAGGCACTTTCTCGGGTAGAAGGTATACTTACTCCAGAGAAGTTTTTTGATAGCCGTAACGAGGCTGTAATGGAATCAATACAAACATTGAAAAATGAGAATGAGCCTATCGATATTTTAACAGTTACCCAAACGCTAAGGAAAAAAAACCAATTAAGCGCCGCGGGCGGCCCCGTTTACGTGTCTGAATTGACTACTCGCGTAGCGTCTACGGCCAACCTCGAAACCTGGGCGCTTCACTTAACTGAAATGTACTTAAAACGGGAGCTCAGCAAACGCGCCGCCCGAATGGCTGAGCTCGCCCTTTCACCCGAAAACGACCCTTTCGACATTTATAACCAATTCTCAAGTGAACTAACCGACCTCATTCGCCAAAACCTCAAGGGCGAAGTGTCGCACGTCTCAAACATTACCCCCGAAACGTCCCATAATATCGAAATGAGGGAAAAAACGGGAATTAGTGGAATACCGACAGGAATTAAGGTAATAGACGGGGTAATAGGAGGCCACCAACCGAGCGACCTCATTTATATAGCCGCCCGACCAGGAATGGGTAAAACGGCCTACGCCTTGAGCGTTATTCTAAACATAGCCCAAAAAGGGAAACCCGTCGCATTTTTCAGCCTCGAAATGAGCCGCGCACAAATCGTTTATCGTTTGGCTTCGATGCTGAGCGGTATAAACGCCGAATTGCTGGCTAAACACCGATTAGACCGCGACTCGAAAATTAAATACTACCAAACAGTAGACCAACTAAACGCCCTCCCCATCTATATAGACGATAACGCGGCGCTCAGCGTTCATGAACTTAAAACCCGCGTCCGCACACTACGCGAAAAGTTTAAAATTGAGGCGGTTTTTATTGACTATGTCCAACTAATAGCGGCCGCAAAGAACAAAACGGCCAACCGAGAGCAGGAAGTAAGCGCGATTAGTCGGGGCCTAAAGTTAATCGCAAAAGAAAATAATATACCCGTCGTCGCCCTGGCTCAACTGAGCCGTTCACTCGAAGCGAGAGGGGATAAACGGCCCATGCTTTCAGATTTACGCGACTCGGGAAGCCTTGAGCAAGACGCCGACGTCGTTTGCTTTTTATACCGCGAGGACTATTATAACAAAGAAACCCAAACTAACACGGCCGAGTTCATAATAGCCAAACATCGCAACGGCCGCACGGGTTACGTGCCCGTAAATTTCACCCCCGAAACGATGCATTACACCGATACTCAAATCAAACCAATAAATAACGAATCATGGGAACTTTAAAGAAACAAACCGCCCTTAGTTGGTTTTTAGAACAACAAACCCCAATAACGCCCGAAATGCTTTTAAAAGCCATCGAAATGGAACGCCAGCAAATCGCCGACGCGTTTATTAAAGCCGCTCAGGGCTACGAAAAAAGAAAAGATTTGGAAATTATGAGCCAAATCGAATACAAGGCGTTTAAATACATGAAAGAAATTTATGGAAACGATGAAAGTTTATAAGAATCAAAAAGCGGGGAGTTATGACGTATTAACCGAAAAAAACTTACTTTTTCACGTGGAAAAGTGGGGCGTTTCGTTTGTTGGCCTCGTTAATAATAGCTGGCAACCGAACGGGCGATTACTGAAAAGAACCCCGAACAAAATATATTTACGGCTCATTGATGAAATGGCGAAAAATGGGCGTAAATATCAATTTATTTTAAAATACTATGAAGCGTTGCCGCGTGTGTAAAGAAAAATTTACTCCGACCTATTCGAGCTTACAGGCAACCTGTACGAAACCCACTTGCTTAATTGAATGGGGGAGAATAGCTGAGCGGAAAAAAGCAAAGCGTGAAATTAGGCAAATGCGCGAAAACTTAAAAAGCGTTAGTTCCTACCGCCGCGACCTTCAAAAAGTGTTTAATGAATTTATAAGGCTCAGGGACTCAAAGGAGCCGTGTATTAGTTGCGGGCGACCTTTGCCCGCTAAATATGACGCGGGTCACTTTTACAGTGTGGGAAGCTATCCAAATTTAAGGTTTAACGAGGACAACGTTCACGGCCAATGTGTCGAATGTAATCAGCACAAACACGGAAACCTTTTAGAATACGGCCCGCGCCTTACCGAAAGAATCGGATTCGAGCGGGCGAGTAAATTAATGGTAATTAGAAACGAACCGCTCCGCCTCAGCTTAAACGAAATAAAGGAACTAACCGCACACTACAAAAAACGCGTGAACGAATGGAAAAAAGAGAACCAATAAGCCAAGTCACAAACGAGGATTGTATGGAATTAATAAGCCGTTACCCTGACAAATACTTTGAGCTCGCGATAGTGGACCCGCCGTATGGGTTAAATTTTTCTACTTATGAGCGTGGCGGTATGGGTGCAAAAATAAAAGAACGATATACAAAAAAGGAGCGTAAAAATTGGGATGATGAAATACCTAATGAAGTTTATTTTAACGAGCTTTTTAGAGTTTCAAGAAATCAAATAATTTGGGGCGGTAATTATTTCCCGAATTTGTGGGCTAATGGCTGCAAAGGTTTTATTTTTTGGTATAAACACCAACCCGTTAGCAATTTTGCATCGGGGGAACTTGCCTTTACTTCATTTAATACCCCCGCTAAATGTTTTAATTTTCCCTACTACGGGAATATAAATAAAGATTTGACGCGGTTACACCCCACCCAAAAGCCCGTCAAACTTTACGAATGGATTTTGAAAAATTACGCCAATGAAGGCGATAAAATACTCGATACCCACCTCGGAAGCGGCTCGAGTAGGATAGCCGCCGACAAAATGGGTTTTGACTTTTACGCGTGTGAATTAGACCGCGATTATTTCGAGGCTCAGGAAAAGAGGTTTAAGGAGTATAAAAGCCAACTAATTTTGTTTTAATGAGCGCTGAAAGAATTAGCGAACTCAAAACCGAACTTTTTATATTAACCGTTCGCCGCTCCCTTCGCCCATGTGTAAAAGAGAACGCGAGGGCCTGGGCAATAATGGCCGAGCTCTACGAACTAACAGGAAACGAAATGTATAACTTAAAATCAAAATAAAATGAGTAACTACCAACCAAAAGAGGGCACGGGGTCCCTTTTCAAAAACGACAAAAAAACAGCCGACAATCAACCCGACTACCGCGGAAACCTAATGATTGGCGGAAACGTTTACAATTTAGCAAGTTGGGTTAAAGAATCCAAAACGGGTAAAAAATTCCTCAGCATAAAAATCGAGGCAATCGATACCACTAACAGCGGATTGAAACTCCCCACAGTTGAGAAGCCCGAAAACGACGGGGACCTTCCGTTTTAATTTACTAACGCGCAATTAAGTGAGGCCCCCGTTATTATTGCGGGGGCTTTTTTCTACTCTTAAAACAAACTAAAAATGAAAGCATTTGACTTTAACCAAGCTCTATTAAACGAACTCGAGGTGAAAACCCTCAGGGCTGAGCGAACTCACCTATATAAACAATTGTTGCAAATAGATTCGAGGGACGGGATGAAATACGTTGGTCTTTCCTCACGCATTCAAACAGTCAATAAAAAACTTTTTAAGTTGACGGGTAACCCGATTTACCGCTAAACCTCGAAGTGAGGCAAATCTTTAAAGGTTCGCCAATCCCCGCCCCACTTTATAAGGCCGTTAAAGTTTTCTTTGATTATGCCCGCAAATTTGGCGAATAAATCGGGCGACCAATCTAACTTGCTTTCGGCGTCTTTAAAGGCAATGTCGAACGCCTGAGCGGGGTAAACGTTATGTTTTCCGCCTTTTCTTATTTGTGTTACAATTTTTCCCGCTTTAGTACGACCTTTTGCGTACAGTTCCGCTTGCTCTTCATTCGTACGAAAAGTACAAGTTAAAAACGGTTGGGGAAGTTCGGGGTACTTTACGCGCCACTCCTTCACGGCTAATGTGTAGGCCCGTTGTAAGCTATAATCGAGGTCGGTTACTTTACGGCTTGGCATCTAAAAAGAGTTTTTTATCTTTCAAGTGTGAGCCCCGAGAGCTCCCGACATAATAAGCGAAAATTGAGGTTCCGATAGATAGCACACTCCCGAATGTCATATCTGCAAGCCTTTGATTTTCGATAGGAATAACGATAAAAATAAGGCTCAAAACGACGCCAATAGTTAGCAATAAACCAACAATAACAACCGCGCCCATTAGCCAATCTCTTTTACCTGTAGCGTTCACAAAATCGGCCTCCCGTTGGCGGGCGCTTACTCGGTCGCTTACCTCAGCTTTGTAGTATTCGAGTTCGGTTGTCATATCGAGGCGCGTCATTTCTAACTCGAAGTTGAGGCGCATCTTTTCAAACTCTAAAGCGAGCGCTTTGTGCTCTTCGCTTTTGTGAGTTTGCCCATTTAAAAACGCCCCCACAGTTTCGAGCGCTTGAATCCCTGTAATATCTCCCGCAATTTCGAGGATATCACCCGCCACGGGTTTAACCTTCTCGCGAATAAACGCGCCAAATTTTGAGCCTTTGATTCGCTCACCAACGGGTTTTTTATCGCGTTTCTTTTCGCTCATTTTTTAGGCATGAAAAAACCGAGAACGCCCGAAATGATTTTTTTATAGTTAGCCATGACGTAAATAAAAACCTTTTCGCCCATAAGGGTTGCGACAGGAACAGCCCAACTCGCCTCTTTTTCAAGCCCTGCATTATCGCAATAAACCGAGGTTAAGTAACCCGAAAAAATAGACAGCCCAATTACGGCAATCCATTGAAATACTGTAATAGTTCTTTTCATATAAAGCTCGTATGAAATTTTACCCATCACACCTATTAAAACCCCAAAAACCCAATTATTAAGGTCGCTAAAAAACTCCGCCACACCGCTAAAAAAGCTCATTTCTTTTTTGTTTTTAGTATTAGTTGCTTCTCGTATTTCTTGAGCGCTAAAAGTTGCGCTTTTTTCTTTTCAGTTTTTTTCATCGTTAGGGAATTTGGTTAATCCTCCTATCGCCATAGGTACGGCTCGAGGCGGTATTTCCCGAGCTGAATAAATAACTTTGTGAGCCTTTTTTTATTGAAATGGGGCAACGCTGAGGCCAAACGTTATTAGAGTATTCGGGAAACAAACTCGAGTTAGCACATAGGTAGTCGACCATTAACGAAGTGTAGTGCTCGGCATTTTGTTGCCACCGCGCCAATTGGTCTTTAAAAACCACGTCCGCCACGGGTGCAGTATCTTCTGAGGTTCTTTGTACCATGGTCCCGTTATCGACTTTATACGTCAAAGAGGGGGCCGCTTCAACCATTGTCCACCACATAACAACTCGGCGAGCGTAGTCATCAACTAACGTAAGATAATCACCCGACAGCGTGTTATTTGCAATGTCGCTTTTAATTTTTTCGTATAGGTTCGTGCCCAGGTATGGAGCTAAGTATTTGTCCTGGGCCAAATAGATTGACGGATAAAGCAAGTTAGGGTCGACCGCCCCGTTTACGGTTGTGTACTTTTTAATATACACGTCGCTAATAATTAGAACCTCCATAGTTTTTTTGTTTTATCGTCTATAATTTTTTCCGTCCTTTCCATAAATGGGATTCGTTGCCAAAAACCCGTTATAATCCATGTCAATAGGTAACAACGCAACGAGCTCGGGGTTACGAATTTTATAACCCATCTTCTCGGCTTTTGCAACGGCTATTTTCTGAGCATCATTTGCGAGCGGATTAATTCCCTTTGCATTTATATAGACCTCTTTTCTCCAAAAATGGTAACAGTTTCCTCCGCCTTTATACAAATTAACTTGCTGATTATCAATAGTTTGGCATTCTTTTGCTAACCAAATGGAGTAAAAGTTAGAACCGTTTGGCCCCCAATGCGGGTTAACCGCCTTAAACTCCATGGCTTCAATGTCCTCTTTTCTATAAAGTTTGTCGGCCGCCATCATTTTACGGCAAAATTCGCGCTCGGGACTTTTAGAACCTGCATAGCGGTAACGCGTCATAAAAGTAACGCCCGCGTAATTGGTTTCGTCCTGGTCGCTCGGTGCCATTGCCTTAGCGCTTCCCGTGCTCGCTAATTCGTGAGCCTCTATCTTTATCAGCTCCTCGTTTTCGGCTTCGTCATTTTCATAATCGACTTTATAGGAATCTATTAAAATATAACCCGCGGGCGCGTCCTCACCTAACGAAATTAGTTCGTCGGCTACTGAGCCCGAAACCTCCTCAGCGTGCGACTCACAACAAACCTTTTTTTTTTCCTCCTCAGCCATTACGGGAGCGGCTGGGGTTGGTAATTGCGTCGTAGTGGGCGCGGCCTCAGTTAGTGGCGAGTTTGGTATTACTGTAATTTGAAGTCCTGGCATTTCAAAGCCCAAAACCTCCTCGAAACTTTTCGCTATTTTATTTTGAGCGGGTTGTATAACCTGATTCGTAAAAATCTCAAGACCTACCGCCATTTCGTCTTTATTAGAACCGAAACCGCCGCCCGTGTCGCGAATACCGAATATAAGAGGAGTAACCACTCGGTGAGCAACCATGATAAGCGAGGTAGATTCACGGCTTAAAAATTCGTATTGCTTGTCGGCGTCGCTGAGCGGAAAAGTCGTAATTTCAGGGCGCGGCGTGTCGCGCTCATTGAACGTCATTATAAACTTACCCGCGTTTCTTGCGCCTGTTAATTGACGCTCCCAATCCCTTTTAATTTGTTGCTGTTCGTCGGGAGCGGGCGCACCTTGGAAAAGACTTACAATCATGGACGGACTCAGTCCATTCATTATATTATTAACGT